AAAAGAAAATTTAAATAGCTATGGTCCTAAATTAGCTGGAAGATTAGAATCAGAATTAAATTTTACTAAACTTATTGAATCTACAAAAATTTTTAAAACATTAGTTTCTTGCATGGAAAGTCATATGAAAAATCTTTATGATTTACACATTTTATCTTCTTCAAAATATAACTTAGATATATTAAGTTGTTGGATAAATGATATGAAAGAGGGAGAATATAATCCTCCTCATACTCATCATGATTTAAGTGGATGGTCCACAGTATTATTTTTAAAGGTGCCAGAATTTTTGGATGATACAAAAGATCCACATAAATTTAAAGATGGTCAATTAGGTTTTATTGATCATGACGGAATAGGAACTAAATGGATCCAGCCTAAAGTAGGAGAGTTATATATTTTTGAAGCCCGACATCAACATTGTGTTATGCCTTTTAAAACTAAAACACCAGGAGAAATTAGAAGATCCATGTCTTTTAATTTTATAGTAAAAAAATGAAATTAAACGCAGATCAAGTAAAAAGCATAAGAGAAAAAAAAGTTACATACGTTCCTAATTTTGTTCCTGAAGATAAAAGATATGATTTTAATTTTTTTACTGAATTAATTGAAATGTACGATATAGGAATTAATTGTAAGGTAAATGAAGCTATAACTCCTAAAGAATTTTTAAGGGGAACATATCAAATTCAAGAAATGCAGTATAAAGACACTAATGCTTATCTTTATTTAGATTTTTTACGTAATTTATTTAAATATCCAGAACATGAATATGATGGAGTAGATCTTTTCTTTTCTTTTGCTAGTTGCACGGGGAAAGCCCATGATGATCCAGAAGATGTTTTTATTATTTCTTTGTATGGTAAAACTATTTATAGAGTTTTTCAACATCCTACCATAGATACTGATAGAGATTATATTTTAAATCCTGGGGATTTAATTCATATTCCAAAAGGAAAACCACATAAGGCTTTATCAGTAGGAGGACGATTAGTTTATTCTGTTGGTTTTTTTGGACAAAAAGAATGAAAGAAATTTTAAATTTTACTTCTTCTAGGTATCCTGAGGTATTATTGCAGGATCTTACTCCTTTAAAAAAAGTAGAAAATAGTAAAGGGTATAATGGTTGCTTTGCTCATAAATGGTCTATTATAAATAAATTTGTTTACAAATCTAATTTAGATTTATCTTTTAAAATATTAGATGTTGGAGAAGAATATAAAATTAATTTTAATAAACCACAAGCACAGAATGCTTTTAATACTAATTTATTATCTATTAGAATGGGAGATAAAGTAAAAGATAATAACCCTGTTTTTCAAATTGAAACAGATATGTCTTTTATTTGCAAAGATAAAGTATTTATTGAAATGCAACAACACCCGGATACACCAATTAATTTAAAATTAATAACAGGAAAGTTTGATATTTCACAATGGGTACGACCACTTAATTGTGCATTTGAAATAAAAAATCAACATCAAGAAATTGTAATTAAAAGAGGTGATCCTTTGGCTATTATTGCTTTTTATAGTAATAAAATTAATGATACATATAAATTAAAAAAAATAAAACCTTCACAGGAATTAATAAATTTATCTCACAATAACACATTAAGCTCTGCTTTAGTATCACATGTAAAAGCATTACTACCGTATGGTCAAACATTACTACAACAATTAATTAAGGAGAAAAAACATGTTAAAAAATAAAATTACTTTTTGTGCTACATCTGAAAATATGGTTGATGTTTGGCCTCATCCTCAACCTGCAGTAAAATTTATACCAGACAGTTATAAAAAATTAGAAAAATTTAAAGATAAGAATATACACAATATTACAGTAAAATCCTGCATACCTGTTTTAGATGCTTTTACTTGTGGATATATTATACCTTTTGATCAAGATTATATAATTGATGTTATAGGAGATGATTTTGCCGTAACTCCTGCAAATAAAGAAGAATTTAGTGTTGATTATCACCGCAGCGTACAAATACCTGACGCATGGAAAAAGGTAGGGGGAGACATGAAACATGCAGGTAAATTTATTAATAAATGGTTAATTAAAACTCCACCTGGTTATAGTTGTTTATTTGTTAAACCATTAAATCATTTTGAAAGTAGATTTGAAATTATATCAGGTGTAGTAGATACAGATGTTTATATTAATACTATAAATTTTCCTTTTCTTTTACATAAAAAAGATGAACAATTTTTAATTAAAAAAGGTGATCCGCTGGTTCAAGTTATACCTTTTAAACGTCAAAAATGGAAAAAGTGGAGTGGATTTTATAAAGAAAAACTTCACGAATCAACATTAATGAAGTTAGAAAGTTACTTTTTTGATAAATACAAAAGATTGTTTTGGCATAAGAAAGAATATAGATAATGTATATTGCTGCTAACATAGATGACTGTGCTGTTATTATAAATGAATTTTTACCTTTAGATCTTTTTAAAAAAATATCTGAGTTTGATTATAAAACTAATTTAAGTTCTCATAAAGAATGGGAAAAAACTTTATTTAAAGATGAAAGAGATAATATTACTATGAAAGAAGTTATTGCTATTAACAATTTTGCTTCAATAACAAAAAAAGAAATAAAAAGTGAAGAGCCTATATTTGAAGAATTTTTAAAAATATTAATAAGTTGTCCTTTTATACCTTATAAAGAAAACTCCAGTATTAAAATAAGTTATTATGAGTATCAAAAATTTGCTGGAATTAATTGGCATAATGATGGTAGTTATTCTTTAAATTATTCTTTTTATATTCACGATGAATGGGATATGAATTGGGGAGGAGAAACTTTAGTGGATACTAAGAGAGGACTACCATTAGTTTGTACACCTATTCCTAATTCTTTATTAGCCATTAAAAATGGAATAGATCATAAAGTTTGTTCTGTTGTAGGTCCTAAAAAAAGAAGAGTATTACAAATTAGAGGAGTATTTTTACCTGATTAGAGATAATCTCGCCAAGTTTTTCCATCGGTATTTTTAGTACCATTAGCCATGTCATCATCTGCTGCAGCTTCAAAAGCCGTTTTTGCTGCTTCTATTTCACCTTTTCTGGTTTCAGCCCATGTCAATAAGGCACTAACAGTTGTAGATCCTACAGCATCACTTGTTGCATTTAAATCGGTATTACCTGTCATATTACCTGTAGATGCATCTTTACTTTGAATTTCATTTTGTCCTGGTAAATTATTCCAAATAACAGCGTGAACTGTGTTAGGAATTGCTGGCATTGAAGAACCTTTATCAGCCCAGTCAATATGATATGAGTCGTCTACTTTTATATAACTCCCGTTTCCAATTACTATTTGTGTTGCCATAATATCTCCTAATATTTAATAACGTAGTTAATAACCAAATAAGGTGAGAATGAATTGGTTCCTGACCCTGTTACAGTTCCAGAAATAGTACCTGTTACAGTTCCCGTTAATGTTCCTGTAAGAGTGTGAGAATGTGTGTGACCAGTTCCTGACCCTGTGTTAGAAATACCAGGAGTAAAAACAGTACGTCTTGGGTTTCCTGGGTTAGTATCACCAGATCCAACAGGTGGTCCACCTGAATGCCCTGATAATCCTTTAGCAGGATTATAAGGAGCACCTGTAATAGTATGACTGTGAGAAGCTATTTGAGCCTCTGTTAAAGAAGTATTATCAATAGATCCTGTTACAGTAACCGATTGGTTATTACTTAAACTTACTCCTTGGTTGTTAGTTAATGAAACTGTTACGGTATTTGCACCACCAGTTGCCGCTACAGCATAGTTACTACTATCATATCCTTGTGGCATTTTTCCAGCAAGATTAGGAACATTAAAAGTAGATGATCCATCTCCGGTGCCATAAGTAGTAGAAATTACAGCAAATAAATCTGCATAATCGGTTCTTGAAACAGCCGCACCGTTACACAATAGGTAACCTGTCGGAGCTGCTGCTTTGGTCCATGGTTTAATTTGACCAACTTCTCCTCTATGTATTAATGTTTGTAAATCTGCCATTAGTCGTTATTTGCTAACCTCCATCCATAAGTTCCGTCTACGTATACCAGTTTTATCGCTGCATTGTCAGTAGAAATCGTCATATCAGCAGCCGATCCCATAATTTTTTCTGAGTTACGGCCAACTGTAACATTATTAGTTCCTGCACTTCCAAGATCTATTATACTAACCTCATCTCCTAAAGTAGGGGAAGCAGGTAACGTCACTGTAAAAGCACCACCCGAAGTATTAGTAAATACACCTTGTCCAGCAGAAGCTGTATAACCTGATGTTTTAATTGCTTGCCACGAAGTTCCTGCACTAGCCCAGCTTAATGTTCCACTTCCATCTGATGTTAAAGACATACCAGCGGCTGTTGCATCAGCCAAAGGTAAAACATAAGAAATAGAAGCAGTAGCGTTTCCAGCTTTAAACCCTGTATAATTTGATCCTAAATCTGTATCTTCATAAAATCTTAATTCTCCTGGACCAGCAGCTGCATTGTGTAATCCAACCCAACCACCATCATTAATATCTAAAAGTAAATTTCCGTCGTATTGATTAAACTTAATGTCTTTTGCATCAACTTTTGGTTGAAATACTACATCAGACGAACTGCTTGCAATATCAAGTATTTGAGTGCCACCAACAGAAATTTTTACATTTCCACCGCCTGCATCCAAATCAATATCTCCACTAGAGTCTAGTGTAATATCTGTTCCATCATTAGAAATTGTGTCTACAGCTATATCTCCAACATTAGTAATGTCGTTATCTCCAAAGCTTACATCTCCATTGGCATCTTTAATAAGTGCTTTACTTGCAGGTAAGGTACAGAAAATCTCTTTAGTTCCAGCTCCAAAATCAACCGCACTATCACTGTTTGAGGACGAAATAACAGTAGTACGAGCAATGGTTGAACTATCACCGGCTAAAGTACCTAATCCTACTTCCCATTCTGTAGGTGTATCCGTATTTACAACTGCATAATAAGTAGTATTGGAATTCCCAATACCAGCTGAAAATGTTTCAAAACCGGAAGTCGCTCCAGCAAAGGTTAAAGTACCTGTGCCAGTTGTAGTCGAGGTCTCTTTTACGCGGTCATTAATTACTAATGCCATTTATTAAACTCCTTACGCTAATCTCAATATAGCATTTGAGGCGTCAGCAGCAGGGAACTGAATAGTAAATGTTCCTGCAGTTGATGTTTTATCGCCACCAAAATCCAATATTACCACAGCTTTATCACTTTGAGTATCATTATAAATTAATGCTCCTCTTGCGGTAATAGTTGCTGAAGTCCAAGACGTATCAGCAAAATCACAAACTGCTGTATCTGTACTTAAAGTAGGTGTAACACTTGTTAAAGTATTTCCAGCAGCAGTGTATCCAGTGCCAGAAACTTCATTAGAAGTTGTATATGCAGTTGTTGATTTAGATAATGTAGCGGAGTTAGTATACAAAGCAATTTTAAAAGTGTTTCCAGTTGTCGCAGTAAAGTTATGCGTCGCTGTTAAAACCTCTGTTTTAAAACTGTTTGCTACAGCTTGAGTGATTGCCATTTTATTGTCCTCCTGTTGTTGCGCCACCAGTTGGCTTAATTGAACCTAATTGAGGCTGGAAAGAAGGTCGTGGTATTCTTAATGCACCATGCATATAATCATCACGTTTTGCTCTTCCCATTTGTTGCATAGCTACAGCCTGAACAGCTTCGGCATATGATTGTGAATAAGTTTGCAGCATCTCCATAGGACCTTTTAAAAATTTAAAAGCTTCCTGAAGACAACCGTATAATAATGCTTTTGGAGCATTATCCCCTAACCAAGAATTTGTGTTTGTACTTGATAAAGCTTTATCTAATTTACTTAAAGCTAACTCAAAGTACAATCCTGAACTTGGAGTAGGTACAACATATATACTGTTGTAATCCCATTGTGTATAATATTTAGGCGTGCCTGTCAAGTTTCTGTTTGGCCAAAATTCATTCATAAAAGACACGTCTTTTTCCTCTAAATATGTACGATTACCAGTAGCACTGGTAGAAGTTAAATTTTCAAGTATATTAACACTACGTATTACAGAAAATTGAGCTGGGGTAGGAACTGTACCTCCAGGTACAATTAAAAAAGGATTAGATGATGTAAATTGAGTATATTGATATGATCTAAAAGCAGGAATATCCAACTGCCTTAATAGATCATTTTCAGTATGCTCAATAAAATCATTAACAATAGTATCAGTTAAAACATTACTATCTGTTTCTGTATAATCTCTTATTTGTGTTACTAATTCAGAATATGTTGTCATGCACTCACCGTTGTAGGACCTACAAATACTACTCCTCCACCGCCATTACCACTAGCAGTAGGTGTAGAACTAATTGTTATAGTAAAAAAATTAGATTGTAAATCAGGGCCATTGGGGGTAACGTTAGAGGTATCAGGTGTTGGTGTGTAACCAGAAGCTGATTCCAATACGGAAGGTGCAACTCCAAACCTATCAGTTCCTTGTACACCCATTCCCCTAAATTGCGTTGTTGTTCCTTCTGTTCCACTATTTGATGCGCTCCAAAACATAATTGTATCTGATGTCGTATAACCATGACCAGGTGCATGTACTTTAACAGTTGTACTTCCGCTAGTAAAATGAAAAGGATTTATTGGTAGAAGTCTAGTTGTATCCGGTGCAGTTCTTGAAACTCTTGGTCGTTCTAGCGCCTGTGGATCAGGTGAATGTTCATGAGGCATTAATTGAGGAGCCTTAGGTTCATATTCACTTGTATGTACCCACATCCCTGTCCATTCTTTTACCATTTCCGTGTAAGGAAATTGTAATCCACTACGATCAGATATTGCTTTTGCGTATTTACCTTTAGCGTAGGCCATTTATTTTACCATTTACTATCAGTTGATCCAGACCAATGATACTTACCACCTTTAGTAGCAGCACCCATTCCTTGTGCAGTCCCACTAACTTTTCCTTTAGAAATAGGAAATGGTGTTCCACCAGATTCTTTTCCTTCGCTAGTTGGAGCAATTCCCTTTGTAGTAACAGCGCCAGCTTTAACAGGATTAGGTATTGAAATTGATCCACGATCACTCCAATTACCTTTTACCCCACCTTTGCTGTCTCTGCTGTTAGCAGTTTGGGAATTATAGTTTCTATTACTCATTCTTCCTCCTTTTTACATTGACAATCTGAACATTCACATTGTCCTCCGCAGCATGAACCACCATTACTACAATGACAGTTGTGGCCACATTTTTTACATTCTCCCATTTTCATTTCTCCTATGGTATATAAGCCTGTGCCGGTTTAACACGATATGAAACTCTTTCCCTATTCGCATCTGCCGTACGTTTAAACTCTTCCTCATAAATCAC